TTTAAAATCGTCCCAGTCTTTTGTCGCGTTGTTGTCGGCAATCGTTTGGTTTGTGGAAAGGATAAAGAGGGCTTTCGATCGGCGCTTGTTTAGATCTTCCTGGGGATCTTTGAGCTGGTTGATCACGCCATACGGGGTATTGTCCTTTTTGCGGCGGTGACTCCAGATCGGGATTAGCGGAAAGCGGTTATGATTATACGGGCTATCCATGCTCTGCAGCGTGCCGGTGCTACAAAACATCATTACGCGCATCTGCATCTTGATCGCGTCGTGGAGTGAGGCGATACCGGTATCAACCAGGTACTTTTGAGCCTCGTCGCTTTCGTCGTAGGTGATCCCGTTTAGAGATCCGAGCTCGCGGCCTCGCATGGTCTTGACGCGGATCGGAAGGCGATACCATCCTTCGACGAGGCGGACCCGGGTTCTGAAATAGGGGGATTGCAGGCCGTGCCATTGGTCCAGGAGAAAACCGCTTTCACCTTCGACTGGCTCAATATCGATGCCGGCCATTTCTTCGTCATAATAGGTGTAGTCGTTAATCGCTGCCGACTTGATTAGATCGGCACGATCCGGAAACATCGCGGCGCCTACGTCCAGGTCGACCCATTTAGAACGAAACAGATATCTCCAGTCGGATTGATCCAGTTCGACCCCAAGGGAATCGTACCAAACATTTCGCCAGTCCTCATATCTGACGAAGATCCTTTCGTCTGTCGGATCTGATCGAGCGCCATACTCGATCCAGCCGAGCCCGCCCTTTGTCGCGTCGTCGAAAGCCTTGGACCGCTGAAAGCTCTCCTTGTTGATATCAGACAGGTATTTCATGCCCTTGGTTTTGATCTCGGCGTTTGGACCGTTATCCTTTCGCCTGGGCAGGATCTTATAATCAATGCGCGTGCGCTTCTCTGTGCCGAGGATCCAGTCAACCGTAGGCTTGATCTGGTTGAATTTCAGAGCTTTTTGACCACGTTCTTTCAGGTACTGGATATCGTCATCTTCCCACTGATCGCCATCATAAAACTTATGGTCGGCCATTTGAGAAGTGCGGTTCTCAGCCTGCAGCTGCCGCTCGCGATACCACCAGTTAAGCAGGCGCCTAAGCATCATCTTGGTTTCCGGACTATCCAGGCCCTTGGGATCTTGCTTAGTCGCTTCCAGTTTAAGGGCTTCGAGCTCTTCTTGCTCCGTGACCCCTACCCCTACTTCTTCCTCGAAACGGTGGATCTCGACATTTTCAAAATTGCTATTGAATGTCATCGTCCGTTACCTCGGTCGTGAACTTCTGGCCATTGATGGTGGCCTCGGCTTCACCCACTACCTTCTTTTTCCTTTCGGTATAGGGCGGGACTTTCAACAAACGGTCGATGCTATCCTGTATCAACCACGCGAGTTGGGCCATCTTGCGGCTGTCCGCCAGGCCCAGGTCAAAGAGTTCGTAAAGATCGAAACACTTATGCAGCATGAAACTCTCATACGTCTCGGGCATGCCGGCATGTAGTTTCTCGTAATGGTCCTCTGAATAAATCCAGATTTGCTCCAGGGTAATGATATATCGCTTGTCGCGGTTCGAGGACCTGGGGCGCTTGGCCTTTATGATTATGGCCGGCTTCTTATCCCAATATCCTACTTCCGCGATCAGATCCCCACTGATCTGGACCCCATAAATCCCTAATGCCCCATCTTTTCCATTCATTCCTTTGCCCTCCATTTCATCATTCCGGAGGGTAACCCGATTTCGCCTGCTTCCTGCACGTTGTAAGGACCGGTATCCTTGATCCAGTAAGAGAATTCTATAAACAGATTAGCCATACTTATCGTTGGTGGAATTGAATCATCAGGATTTAAAACAGCTTCTAACAGTATCGTCCTGGCTTCCATGGTTCGCCCTCCTGGGTGTTTATCCTCTTTATCCTCTTTATCCTCTTTACACTCTTTATTCTTATCCCCCGGCTGGTTTTCCGATCCCGGTGACCCTTTTCGGTGACAGATAAAACCTAACCCCGAAGGGGTTGTCTCCTGTCGCCGCGGGATCATCAGACCAGGCGTTAACGGATTCACTGACATCGGTACCATCAGCTATTTTTCTGATTGCCTTGACCCCAAAGAAATAATGACCCTCGACATTTAGGGTGATGATTGTTTGGATCTCGGGACCGCGCCACAAATCGACCGGATTAGTTTTATCGGGATCCGTGATTTTATTGGACATTGAAACAACATATTCAATGGTGTCGGTGTCCGGAATAGTGGTGTCATCTGTTTTCAGAGTCACGGCGTCCCAGGCAATCGTATACTGATCCGCCGTGTACCATGTGAAAGCGTGAACTCGAGCTCCCATCGTCATAAATACTGCTATAATGAGCAGTATGCCTAAAATCTTCATTCTGAATGAATTGAATTTTAATGTTTTCATATCGCCATCGCGCTCCTATTTTTACGTTTCCACTTCTGATTTTTGGTTTTTGGAACTCTATTTTTAACGAGGCGGACCATGACGTACTGGAGAGCATCGTGAGGATGAGAGAAACGGTTTTTAACCGGGTGCTCGGTATAGATCCCGGTGCCCTGGCCAACCTCCTGGCGGTGGTAGCCTCCTAAAAAACCATTGATAAGACGAATACAGGATGGATCAATCAGCATGCCATCGATGATAGCGAGCTGATCGTCAACGGCGCCCCATCGGGCATCAGGGTTTTGCTCCGAAGACTTGATCTCGACGCCCTCTTCACGCATTAAAATAGCGTTGGACGTGAACCCGCCTTTTTTGGTCGAATACTTGTTTTCGCCTGCTGGATCCCCCCAGTCCACCCATTCAGCATCTGGAAACGCCAGGTTGCATTGCTTAACGACGTATTTCGTGAAGTCGACAATTCCCATCTTGTCGTGAAAGAACTCTCGAAATACATGGATCTGGCGGGGGGATGGACAACCGACGACGATGGCTGCCGGCACGTTTCCGGAATTGTCCCACCCTCGATAGAGCGGGAGGCCTTTAGGCCATATCAGGGATTTTAAAGCGACGTGATGTCTACGGACGAAATTATTATAAAGCAGCTTGCCGGTGACCAGGATCCCAGGTTTGCCCTGGACGTACATTTCCAGCCAATCGGGGGAATCAGCATAATCGGATATCAGATCATCGTAATACCCGCGGCGGAGATTGCGCTCGTTTTCCCGGGGCGGCTGCCAGAAGCCATAATGATTTTTTAGCGGTGGCTTCTCGGGGAGCGGACCAGGTACGTCGGTGAGCCATTTGAATTGTGAATAGGTTTCGTGTTCGATATCAGGGGGGTTTGTGGTTTCGATGCCGAAGCGGGGAGCTGGTATCCTGTATTCCTCTTCTTCTTCATCCCACCATTCTTTAGGAATATATCCGAATTTAGCCTTGAACCATTGCAAGATCTGCTCGGTTTTTGGATACCGGCCGATCCTGTTTTTGAGCATCTTCTTGATGGTGTCGGCTACCTCGATCGATTCATCTATCCAGTATCCAGTAACTTCGAGGGACTTGAATTTTTTAACGTCTTTGGGGTTGTCGCAGGATCTAAAGAGGATCTCGACCTCGAAGCCATCTTCGTCTTGGTGCCAGAGGTTTAGGGTTTTGCGCTGCACTCGATACCGGCCCCAAGAGAACCACTCGAATACGGTGGCCTGGGTGGTATCAATGAGCTCGTCGTAGGTGTTACGAACGATCACCCATTTAGTTTTTTTGTAACCCCAGGCTTTAGCGAGATATAACGGAAGGAAACGGCAAACGTCCCAGGTGGCGCCCGTTGTTTTTCCGGAACCAACAGGACCAACTATGGCACGGAGCTGTCCAGGGTGTAAATGGAATTGCTCGATTGTCGGTACAGGATTGTACCGTATTAATTCTTCGTCGGGTGCCGACTCTGCGAGAGCGAGCGCCATGAAGAACCCCTGTAAATCTCAATCCGCGTACTTCCTGTAACAGTTTAGAGGCCCTCCAGGGCGCTCAGGTGCAAAAAATAAACAGCGTTATTTATGACGATGGATGGTAACGCCGTTGTATTCTCCTAATGATCCACTGAAAAGAGGGTTATTGTCAAGCATTGTGTGAATTCCAGGCTTGTAGCGTGCTCGTGCTTCGTCGATCGTGATCCACTCAATAGGATAGCATCCCCATAAATCGGGCTTTTCGGCGATGCCAGCAGCTGCTTTCACGACTGCGGCCGGCGCGATCGCGACGGCCGGCACGGCCCATGCCAGGTATTTAAGAAACTTTCGTCGCGTGATTTGCATCGACTACCCACTTCTTAACGGTTTCAAGCCGTAATTCTTCTTCGTGCCCGATTAAGAGACCATCGCCATCGACCGGAGATAACCTCAGTGGTTTGATAACATCGTAAGTGACCCAGTGGCCACATGGTGGCGGAATAATGGCTGCGGATTTCAAGAGCGCAGCCGGCGCTA